TGCGCTCTCGGTTTGTTCTATGCGAAACCGGTACGCCGCGCGGATCCCGTCATAGAACTTGCCGCGGTTGAGCTGAGCCAGCTCATGATTTGTCCACGGCTTGGCGTGCAATTGCTGCAAGAGAGAGGCTGCGCCACACGCCAACTCCTGTGCATAGTCCTCAACCAGTGCGGAAGGGATCAGTGTTGCGGTTGGCAAAGGCTCAATGGCCCCGATGATGCAAACGTTGCTCAGCGGCTCAAGGAAGCGAATGGACTCTGCAGACTGTGCGTGATAATGCCTCCCTGGCGTCAGAAGGGTGTCGCCCGCGGTGATGCGATGAAGCACGGATCCTGTCACCTGCGGCGTTCTCACATACTGTCTGGCACCTCGATTGATACTGCTGGCCATCGCAAAGCTGACGGTTTGCCCCTCGAGGATGCTGTCGAAATGACGCTCCAGATGTATCAATGCGCTCTCTTTACAGAAAATGATGGCGGCTTCAACGAGGTAGCGACGTATGAGCGCGTCGGCACCTTCCGTGTGCGGCAAATGGAGAGCCCGCTGGCGAACCAGCGGGATCAACGCGTCGGGACTGACCAGCCGGCTGTCCAGCACCGGTACCATTACTCGCCATCCTGCTGAGCACGTAAGGCGTCACGGACACGCAACCTGAACTCGTCTACCCGTTCACCCGGACCTTGTTTGATGCGCAGGTTGTGCTTCTCAACCAGCGTGGCCAGTTGTGCAGAGGTCATCTTGGCCAGGTCAAGGCCGAGGTGCGCGACCACCATGCTCTGTTCAGCAGCAAGACGGGCGGCCTCTTCCTCAGCACGGCGAGCCTCTTCGGCTGCCGCCGCCTCAAGCTCGGCTTGGTGGACTAACACCGCATCCAGCTCGTCAGCCTTACGCCACACGGTCGGGAACGCCAGCAGCTGCATGGCAATGTGGGTCTCTACATCCACCGGCTCATGCCGCGGGAATACCAGGCGGGAGCCGGTAACGGTGTCTTTCTTGATCGGCTTGTCACCGATATACACGATTGCGATCTTGTCGCTCACGACATTATCTCCAGTCAGGGAATAGAAAAGCCCGGCACAGGGCCGGGCTCGTTGAGGACAGCAGCCTTAAAGGTTGCCAACCATCTCGTAGTGCAACTTGAGCTTGACGGTGCCGGTGGCAGCACCACCGCCCACCGTGAGGCTGATCTCCTGCCCCTCCTGGGTCATCAGGTCATCCACCGGGATGTAGCTGTTCACTGCCGCTGCAGTACCTTGGGCGTTGATGATGGTGGTCTCCCCCACCTTCACCGTGAGCGTGGTGCTGGCACCAAGTGCCGAGCTGATCAGCGTGACCCCCACCACCTTGATGTTCGGCTCCACCGGGTCACCGAACACCACCACATCGCCAGCCGGCACGGCAGCCAGTTTTGCCACGAGGGTTGGAGAGATGGAGAGATTGCCAAAGGCACCGATAAACCAACGGCGGCCTGTCGCGTTCAACATTTTTTTGGCCATGGAATGGTCCTCTTATCAGATGGATATCGGCCCCCAGCGTGAAGGCCTATCCAAATTAACGGGTGATCGGACTAATCGCGGTGTCGAGCGCCATACAGCCGTGGTCTTGTACGTTGCCGTTCTTCTGCTCAAAGCGGATCTTCTGCAAACCGGAGATCCAACCAACAGAGATCTCGGTGCTGTTACCATGGTCAGTCTTCTCTTCATGCATGTTAAAGGCGCCGCCCTCTTCGCCAGAGCCGAAGGCATTGGCAAGCGCCTGGCCACCCAGCAAGACCGCTCGGTCGATCGTGGTCCCCGCCGTTTTGGCCACCTCAACACCCGATACCGAGTTAGCCGCGCACACCTTCACGGTACTGCCCTGGTTGAAGCGGATCGGCATTCCCTTGTACTGCTTGACCAGGATATTGCGCCACATCGCGCTCTCACCACGAAATACAGGGTGGCTCCAGCCCTTACTGCGCTCCAAGACAGCCGCCAACATGGCCTGCCAATCCTTGCCAGAAGAGCTGGTGTAGAAGTCATGCCATTGACGCGGAGAGACATAGAGCAGGTACAGGGGTTCACCTCCCGAGGGATCTGATGCAAGCCGAATGGGCTGGATCGGATGGGCCATTTCGGCCAAGAAGAGCGCCATGTTGTCCACACATCCCAGGTTGAAGCGGTCAGCCGCGTCGATCGCCTCGAAGGACGTCGCGTCGCCGCCGAAGAAGTGCCGCTCATAGGTGGGCGCAGTGATCGGGTTGATCATGATCTCGGCAAACTCATTGTCATCGGCCAGCGGCAGAATGATGTCGTCAGCCATGTAATCGCCACGAGCCCCGGCCAACTGCACCATGGCTCGCTGGTCAGTCAGGCGGCCATAGTAGCCATCGGCCAACAGCGTACGAGCAACCTGTCGCAAATTGTGTTTGGTGCGCTTCTGGCTCATCTTGCCGCCAGCATCAACGCCATGACGAGACTGGTTGATCTTGAGGCTGAAGTCCGCCTTAGACAGACTCTCCAAGCGACCAGCAATCTTCTTATCCCCCATGGTCGGACGACCAGAAAGTTGATGGAAGATCTGCATGTCGACTTCATCACCCGCGTTCTTGGTCAGGTCCGTGACGCGAACCACAGGAGCACCGTGACTGGTCTGCTTGCCGCCATTGATTTTGACCCCTTTAGGGGCCTCTTCGGTCAACATGTTGACCAGAGAATGAGCTCGATTGGCCTCTGTGAAGAGGGCAACCTGCAGGATTTTGTTGGCTTGTGCCGAGGTGACTTGGGTCATGATCCTCTCCTACAAAACAAAAACCCCGGCACGGGGCCGGGGCAGAAATGGGGTTTGGCTGGGTTACAAATCGTGCTCTGCGAGCAGGGCTTCGATCTGGGCAGCGGACATGGTGGACATCTCAGCCATCAGCTGCTCTTGGCTCATGCCACCGTACTTCTCGAGTTTGCTCTCGTGTTGCACGGACTGGCCGAGGTCTGACGGGCTTTGCGGAATATGGTCTCGCACCTCAACCGGCTTCTGAGGGGCCGGCTTCTCAGCAGGCGGCACCTGCTGCTCGACCGGGTCACCAAAGGCGGCTTTGGTGCGCTTGGCCACTTCCACAAAGCGCTCCGTCAGGGGTTTATCTTTCCACGCGGGATCTGCCTTGAGGCGTTCATCGACACTGACGGCGAAAGTGGCACGATCCTGGTCTTTCTCCATCCACGATGCGAGTTCAGGTACCGCCTGCAGTGCAGCCTGCACATCGTTCGGGACGGAGGGGGCTTGCGACTGAACAGGTTGCTGGCGCGCCGACTGTGCCAACGTGTTGAGGCGATTGGCAATGCCAGTTAGCACCTTCCCAATCTCGGGATAGTCCTGGGCCAGTTGCTCAATCTCCTCGATGTTAAGCGCATCCGGATCAGCATCGGGGTCGATGCCGTGTTTATCCAACACCTGCTGCAACTTCTCCCGCTCAGCAGCCACTGCTTTGAGTTGGGCGTTTTCGGCGGCCAGAGCCTGCCGTTGCGCCCGCTCGGCTTCCAGTACGTCATACGGGATATGATGCTTGCCATCTTTAGACAGGATGACCTTCTCAGGCTCCTCATCCGAGCCATCGGCCTGACCATCCTCATCGGTGGTGTTGCTCCCCTCCTCCTTGGCCGCAGACGGCGCGGTAGATACGTCCTTTTCCTCGGATTGGGTGGCGGCGTCACCCTGCGGCTGAAGCGTGGTATCACTCCCCTCCTCCAGCGTGTTCAGCGCAGCCTCTAGCTCTTCCAATGATTCGGTACCAGTCAGGTTGTCGATGTCGATGCTCATGGTTGTCCTCGTGGATTTGTCAGTGGGTGGTATCGCTGCCCAAGCGGGGGAAGGCTCTCTTGGAAAGCCCTCTCCGGCTTGAACGGGAATAAAAAAACCCGGCACGATGGCCGGGTCTGAAAATGAAAACGCCCAATCTGGACAGACTGGGCGATGATGGGAAAATGCTAACGCCGGTTGCTCAAGAATGCAACAGCCTCAAAGCTCAATAGCATCTATCTGCTCCTGAATAGTCTGTTCAAGCTGAGCCCGCAGAACGGCTCGCTCGGCGGTCAGTTGCTCTCCTTCCCGTTGCATCAACTCCATCTCCTGCAGAATTTTCCCAGTGTTGGCCTGCTTGAGGGCATCATCGAAGCGAGCAGAGTCGATGAGTCTTTGCACCCGCTGAGCGTCTGCCTGCCACTTGGCTGCCTTACCTTCGAGTTCGGTCACCTTGGCTTGCATCTCACGCATCGCCAGCGCCTGCTGGGCTTGTTGCAACTGCGCCTGTTGCTGGGCGGCCTGCTGCTCTTCCGGTGTCATCTGGTCGGCCGGCTTGGCAATCCCCAAAGCATTACGCACCCGCTCGGCAAACTCGTGCTTGTTGGGCACGTCCATGAGTTCGACCAGCATATCAAAGCAAGCGGCTTGAGCCTGGGGTGGCAGTCGGGTCATGACCTCCATCATGCGTTCAGCAAGCTGTTGCTTGTAGGCTGGCGTCTGCTGGATGGGGGCAAGAGCAACATGGGCACGCAGACGGGTCACATCGTTGGTCAGTCCCTCTCCCTCGGGCACATTGAGTACCACAGCTTTACGGCGCCCCTTGTCCTCCCGATTGATGACGACCTTCAAGTTTCGTTGCTTGGCCAGCGCTTCTAGCAAATAACCTAGCGCTAATTGCCCTACCTGTTGGCGAGCAAATCGGTAGTTGTCGTTGATCTCGGAAAGTGTGGTCGCCCCCTGCTCCACGAGGTTTGCAATGGCTACCCCCGACTGGCCTGTCTCCCCCTGCCCCAGATAGGCCGCGTAAACCCCCATGGTGTCCTGGATCAGCTTCACGCTGTCTTGCATCACTTGGAACTGCTGGGCCGCAACCTGGAAATCTTGCTCAACCTTGAACACGTCAGAGATAGATTGTTTGTTTCGGCGCTCGGGATTGAGCTCAATCAGGCCGTCAGCACGTTCAACCTCCTCCAGAACCTGAACTCGGCTCATGTTGGTGGCATCCTTGTCCATGATGACCCGCTTGGCCTGCAGCAACCAGGTGAGCTTGATGCGGCGCAGGTTCACCTCGTCTTGGGCAGGGATCGCACGGGCAATCAGGCCGTAGGGCTCACGGCTACGATCCTTTCGGTATCCCCAGAAAGGCACAAGGGGGTACATGTTGTGCGGGGCGCTGCAGGGGCGATCGACCAAGGCATGGGGGCCGGCGAACCAAGCCTCACGAATGGTTGCCACTGGTCGATGTTCCACCACTGCGCGACCTAATGCGACGGCGGCCATGTGCAGTTCGTTGTGCTCATCAAACTCGATGGCTCGGCCAGACTCAAGCAGCAATACGCGACTGGTGGTGTAGGTGCGGTAATAGACGACTTGCAGCAGCAAGCGCTTCCGGTCGGCGCTACACCACTCCATCTGGTGGGCATCAAACTGCTGCCACTCGTCGAAAGCACTTTGGGTATTGGCATCCATCCCCTCAATCGCGGTCAAGCTCACGACACCGTGCCAGGTCTCGCCAACGCTGCAGCGCAGTATCTCGGCCTTACCAGGAAACATGACGCACGCTTCATCAAGGTCTAGCCAGCGGCGGCGCATCAACCAGCGGCAGTCTGAAAGGTCCGGCTCTCGGTGATGCCAATCCCAATACACCTCATCCCGATGAATGAAACTAAACCGAAAACGCGGACCAAACGGGTCAGCGTTGCGGCGCACCTCTACCCAACCAATCCCTGTTTTAATCTGGCTGGCGTAGGCTTCACCACAAGCGCGGTCACAACCGCCGAGTCGAGCCATGTCGGCGAACTCCGCATTCACGGCCTCCGCCAGGAGCTCGTACTCCTCCTCAATGTCATCGGCAACCACCATCAAGTCAGTGCGGGTCTTGGCCTCCATCCCCAATACCCCGTCGATGGTTGGGGCAATCAGGTTGTGAATCGTGTTCGGCTGACCGCGTTCCTTGAGAACCTTCTTCACACTTGCCAGCAATTGGTCGTTGTCGTAATAGGCGCAACACAGGTTCGCGAAGGAACGCCAGTCAGGCTGCTGCTGAATATCGCTCATCAGGTCTAACAGGCGTGCGGTATCGAGACGCCCCTTTGCGGGCGCCTTGGTCAGGGTGTCGTTCATCAGTGGGCCATCCAGTGCTTTTGTTGGCGGGGAGTATTGTCGCGGACGATGCGTGCCGGCATACGAGCCCGCATCTCTTGGGAAATCATGTAGCTCATCAGCTGGTCATCAAAGCAGCCATCTTGGGCGTTCATCCGACCCTTCTTGTCATAGACATAGCTGGACGCCTCGTGGACGGTACCTATCCAGCGGATCCCGGACTGTCCGGCACGCAGCAAGGTCTTGAGCCCATCCACGACAATGGGCTTGCTCTGGGCCGTGGTCAGCCAACCCAGGCGGTCTGTCTCGTCGTCGCTCTCCCTGTCGATGTACTCCTGGCAGTAGATGCGCCGGGTGGGATAGATGTCGCGCAGGCGCAGCAGAAAGGCGTGGCCGTGGTTGTTGCGCTCAGGGCCGACGAAGGCCGGACCATACTCCTCGGAGCCATACCAGCGCCCCACATGAGCAACCAGCTGCGCCAGTAGGCCCGGGTCCAGATGCCCGAACCAGTGCGCCACCTGCTCACCGTTGCTGCGCTTCACCACGTCAAAGGAGCTTCGGTCGCCATGCTCCAGCCCCTCGGCGATGTCCACGCCGATCGCATAATCGTCCTCTGGGTCAGGGAGCTCCCACACCAGCAGCAGGTTGGCCAGGCTGCGCTGGCCCCGCTCATCCAAGGTCTCGGGACCATTTACTCGCTCACGCTTGCCGGTGACGGGATCCATGTCGTAGACCAGTTCAGGAGGCCGGCAGTCGCCCTCGGCGCGCATGGTCATGGTTGGGGCGAACACTCGGCGACCGGAGGTGAGGAAGGCCTCCAACGGGGTACTCGGGAACTCCTGCTTCATTTCATCGCCCAAGGTTGCCTCTTTCAGCACATACCACTGACGCTGCTCGTCGGTGATGGTGCAACCCATCGCCTTCTCGACTGCGGCGAAATACTCCGCCTGAGTCTTGCTCATCACCACACCGGAAGCGGGCACATCGGCGCGATACTTGGGGTCCTGCCACCAGGCGAAGAAGTGGAACTTCCAATCCAGCTGGCTGAGCTCTCCGGAGACCCTGGCCAGTTCGAGGGACTTCATGCTCATGGCGTGGAAGTCGCCGCCCACGCCTTCCGCTGTTGATTCGATGAAGGCAACTGCTCCCGGGTGGATCGCCTGCAGGG